CCTTCGTTGTTTACCAACAATTGCGCAAACTTCATTTGCATTTCTGTAAGTTTTTTAGGTACGCCCATTTACAATAATATATAGTATAGTTATCTTAAGTTATCAAGACCAAACTTTTTCTAGTTTTATACCCCTAAAATATAAATCATCTTTATCAAACTCTATTGCATCCTCATATCCACATAAAATAAGTATTTCTTTTGCTGATAAATCTTTAATGTCTTCATACCAAAAATTAACTGCGCCTTGGCTAATTAACCTGGCTTTTTCTTTTTCCCAAGAAGGTAAACAATTCATTAAGTTTTCTCTGTGTGTCTGTAAGGCTTTTTGATCAGTCATATATTTTTTATTTGGGTCTAATTTGCCATGAGCATGGCTGTTTATCCAGGCATGAAAAGAAGAATAGGTCCATGCGTCTTTATCTTTGCGATCAATCACAATATATCTATCTGCTCCAAACAACGGTTTGTGTGTAAACAAATATTGATATTTAAATAAAAAATTATTGTCTTTATGTTTTTGTATTGCTTCTTTACCTACAAGATCATCAATAATTTCATACTCCATAAAATAATTTGGTGTATTTTTGAGGCGAAAATACTTATCTAGTATGTGAAGTAATAAAGTAGACCCACACCTAGACGGATTAACAATACAAGTAATCATTTTTGATAAAGTTCTCCACCTATACAAATAGCATCTAGCTCAGATGTTTTAAAAATATCTAATGCCTCTTCAACAGTACTACAAATAGGTTTGCCTTTTTTATTTAGCGAAGTGTTACCTAACACTGGTAACCCAGTCTCTTGTTCAAAAGCGTCTAACATCCAATAATAAGTGTGGTTAGTTTCTGGAACTGTCTGGTGTCTGCATGTTCCGTCAACATGAGTAACCGCTGGTATACCTGAATACCTAACATTAGAATTAAAAAGCATGTGTCTACTAATAGGTAAATCAAAAAACCTATCAGCTTCGTCTTCTTTAACGCTAGCACCAAAGGGCCTCCACCATTCTCTGTTTTTTATTCTATTAACTCTGTCTTTGTTTTCTTTATACATAGGATTAAATAAAACACTTCTATTACCAAGTGCTCTTGGGCCTACTTCTCCATTGCCTTGGTACCAACCAACAACTTTATTTTGTGCTAAAAGTTGTGCAACTTGCTTAAATAAGGGCCCGTCAGGCTCTCCAAGTGGAGCTTCGTCGTCTTGTTCCCAATGATTTGGCCTCTCAATGTCGTGTTTATCCAACAAATAATGCAAAGCACCTATGCTACAACCACCATCATAAGCCCATGGATCTATATGTAGATGCAAACCCCTGTCTAACATTGCTCTATTCCAAACAACGTTTTGTGCCAACCCTCCTGAGTAATGAAAGTGTCCAGGTAGTTCTATAGCTTTGTCTAATACCAACTCTTCTGATAATTTATGAACAGTATTAATCATATCAACTGTTAGTTGATCTTTTGGTAAATGGTTTAACTCAGAAAAAATTGTCATGTTTCTAAACCGTTGTCTTTGTATCCATTCATTAACTTTGTTTATATCTGTTTTACCATAAGCTTGTAGTCCCATAATTTTTCCAGGTATATCAATTAAACTAAGAAAAGCTTTCCAACTAGAAACTTTTGTTACATCTTTGTTTTCAACATAGGCGTCCATTACATCTTGAAACAAACCTTGGCTATACTCTGAATAGTTTCTTAGTTCTTGTTGATGATTAAAAAAATTTGAACGCACCATTGCAGAAAGAAGAATAGAAGGACTTATTTCGTTTATTCTTTTTTTATTAATCAGTCCTGTGTAAGGAGATAAACCACCAGGAACGTCTGCAGGGCCTTTAGCAAAAAGGTCTAGTACCAAACTATTATTACTTCTAACACTGGAAGAAAGTTGGTGGCTGTAGTGATGATCTATATAAACTACACCATCAACAGCTCTAATAAAATCTTGTGAATTATTTCCAGACAACCAAGTAGAAACAGATAACTCAAAATCATCTATGTCCCATTCGTCCAAAACAGATTTAGCCCAATGCATATCACCATGAGCATGTTTTGATTTAAATTGTCTTTCTGCTTTTCTGTATAAAAACTTACCGTTCTTATATGCGGCTACTGAACTATCATGTACAGTAAGTCCGAAACCTACTAAATTCATAAATGTTAGTTTACTCTTTTATTATTTTATCGCAATGTTTTACACCAGTTTGATCTGTTGTCATCATACATTTTTCTAGGCTGCATGTGTATTGTACTTGGTTTCCTGAGTTCCTCTCCGCCGTACGCTTGGCTGTGAGGCACGTACTTAAATTATCCTGGTGATACCAACCTTCAATATTTTTATTGCCCCCGTCATAGACGTACAAACTAAGTATGATAACTGTTTCAATGATTCCCATTCTTTCGTTCCTCTAAATCTATAATACGATCTTCATGAAATTGTATAATCATTTCATTCTTTAATATTAATGGAACCTCTGCTTCCATTTGTTCTTTAAGTTTTTCTGTACTCTCGGCAAGGTACTCCACCAACATGTAGAGCTCTTGGACTTGTGGACTGACCATGTCGCCTTTGGGGACTCCGTCAATAAAAGTATTAGCAGCTTCCAGGTCTTTCTCCATAAGCTGTAGTTTTGTTTCTATATTATTAAGTCGCTCAATGACGCCAAACCCGAACCAAGCACCAACAAGACAAGCGCCAATAATAGTAATAAGGTTACGTGCCGGCATTGAGATTGCGGTGTTTTCATCTACGTCTAACCTTTTCATTTAACATTTCCATCTTCTACGTGCCTGCCTAATTCTAGAGTTAGGATCGTTCTGTGTTTTTGTTGATGATCTTTTTAACTGACCTGCTGATCTTGCGCAGTAAGACTTACGTCTCTTTGCAGCCTTGCTGCCAGGTTTAACTTTACCAGTGACTGCAGTTTTTAATTTACTACCAGGGTTTGCACGTCTATAGGCTTTTACACCCTTCGCTGTCATACCTGCACCTGATTTAGTTTTGCGATAGTTCGCTCCCTTACCAGTAGTGGTCTTTGGTATCTGCCCCCTAGTTGTAGCCATTAGCTTTTCTTACTAGTCTTTTGGCTTTTCTTAATAGCTTTTGCAGTTGGTGCACCCTTAGCACCTTTCTTACGCATTTTTTCACCGCGTTTTTTCTTTTGGTTTATATTATACCATAAACCTTTTTTAGCAGTTCTTCCGTCTTTGGTTACGTGAGTATCTTTAGCCATTATGCTTTACCTCCACGTTTCATTCTTTTTTTCATCATGCCGCCACCCATTTTGCCAGCACGTTTTTTCTTTTTAATTTTTTTCTTAACAGCTCCACCTCTTTTCATAAAGCCCATTTTATTACGAACTTCTGTTGGCAATTTTGCTAAGCCGGGGTTTTTCTTTTTATCAACTGGTTTCATGTCGATATCTCCTATAAGATTTTCGTTTATTTACCGTGCCCTCGTAATAGTCCTTGGGCCAGTGCCGATAATATCCAGTTTTGCGTAAATTGTCACTAGCTTTTTCTAGTTCATCATATTTTTGTATAAGCACCATCATAAACTCATTTTCTGGTTCCCATTCTCCTGTCTCTAAAAACTCTACAGGTTCATCTTCTTCTTCATCCCAGGGATGTGAACCCATCAGGTATATGTCTTGTGGAACTAACACACGATTTAATATATCTATGACTGAATCTAATTCTTCTGGTTCATATTTAATATCACCACAACCAACTATAACTATCTGTATATCAGGATCTTTTACTAGTTTTGCTCCCTCTATTATGGCATCTTGGAAAGCATTAAAGTTTTTACATTCTAATATTCTGTAAGTTTTCTTGAGTCTGGCTGTGCGTGCGTAAGGACATACCGGGACATTTCCTAAGTATTCATTCTTTGGTTCTAGGTACTTCTCAGACCACTCAAGTATATCTTCAGCTATCGATTTCATTTAGATGTTTTTTAAGCATATCTAACAACCAGGGGTTGTCCCTGTATACACCCATCATGGCATTAGATATTGTATTTACAGTTAATTCTTCTGCATCTTCCTCTTTAAGTGGGCCGTTTGCTTGGTTAAGAGAAAAGATATAAACTACCGCATGTAAAATTTCATGCCATGTAGTATTACAACGTTCTTGCCCTACTAAAGAATCCTGGATATAGATAACACCCTCTCTGGCCCGATACTCACCGTAGCTATCTGTCATGTCATCCATAATAAAATCAGGCCTAACATATTTTAGTTTTATAGTTCTATAACCAACCTTAACCTCTTCTGGCCTGCCGTTTGCTGGTACCACCATTGAGTCATTTATTTTTGATTTCTTTTTAGTCATGATGTCTCCTTAGTATAGTGGGATTTTGACCCTCTTCTGTAAAAAAATTTGTAAGAAATATGCGCGCGTGCAAAGTGTGAAAAAACTGGGAAAAATTGAATAATCTACCAACTTGGGCGGTAGCCGGTAGACTACGCGGTAGCCTGTTTGCTGAATAAAAACAATATTTTAACATCAAATCTACCAATCTACCGCCTGTTTCAGAAATTTTTGTTTTGTTTGTAACTCATAGGGTCAAATCTCCACTATACCTTGGTAAATATGTGACATATTAGCAACACTAAAGGTATTGCATACATCACTATAATTATTTTATCTACATGCATTTGATCCCAGTCTGATTCAAACAAGAATTTATACAATTTTTCAAACAAATTATTTATCATACGTCGTCTAAATCTTTCAAATATCTAGATTCACAAAACAGTTCCCAGCTTTTTAAATCGTCACCGTGTTTTAATATATGTGGAGTCAATAACTCCATTTTGTTTCTGTGTATAAAAGCATGACAAGCCCAGGTGTCCTCAAAAGATTGGGCTGTGTATTCTCTCATTACTGTTTCATTGGTCCCCGCCATTAACAAGTATACTGTTATTACAAAATACATAATTAATCCCTTTCACTGTAAAATAGGTCAATTCTTCTTAACCATTCATACTTCGCTTCGCGTAGTTCGTCACCTGAAATCGTAAATTCTTGATAATATAGGTCAGGAGTGCATACCATATTGACACATTTATCTATATTTGTGCCATAAACTGCATCGTGAGCCATCGCATAGCCCGCCATTTGCAGCTCATAGTCCCTAATCCATTCTTTTTGCTTCGGCTTATTACTCTGTTTGAAGTCTATGATGGCTAAATCACCGTCTAATCTTGCAATTAGATCACAACTACCTGCATATAAACCAGGATAGTACAAGGTTGCTTCATTTCCATACACCTCGTCGATCCTGTTATCAATCCCGCGGTCCACGATCTTTTCTGCCATCTTCTTGGCCTGTATTCCAAGGTCCGTGAGGTCCATATAACCCTCACCTAAACAGTATTTCTCTAAATAAAGATGCATTGCCGTGCCGCGCGCTGCGCTAGTCTTTGTTATCTCAGCCGCTTTAGCATGTCCGACACGATCTCGCCACCTTTGCAGGCTAGCTGCTTTATCTTTTTCTTGAGTCGCCGACAAAATGCTAGTAACCGATGGTAAGGGCTGTCCTTGAAGAACATCTGTAATAGTATAATGTCTGCTACCTTTATGAATGGCGCGAGTAGAAGTCGGATAATCATATTTTTGTACATTTATTAAATCCATATTACTATCTCATTCGCCTAAAAACAATGCTCCAATAGCGCGACCATTCTGGACTTCCCGGAACTAGTCTAACTTTTGGTTTGTTAGCCTTTTGGCTTTGTCTATACCTTTCTTCAGTAGCGCAATCTCTGCTTTCAACTGTCTGTTTTCCAATCTTAATGACGTTATCATCGGCCATAGTACTTCTTTCCATTCATGCACTGAGTGATCCCAGTAATCAAAATATTCTTCCACTGTTCTCTCCAACTCCTTTATATATTTCTTATCCGTATCAACTATGTCCAAACTACCGACGTATTTGTATTTGTGTCCTGTAGTTTGTGGTAAGCTCATGTTTTTATTCTATCAATAAATAAGTCAATAGGCCAGTCAGTTTTATAGTCTCTAGGCGTATCGTGATGCAGTTTATGGTTGCCGGCACCTATAATTAGTATGTTCCATATCCACCAAAACCGATCGGACTCTGAGTCGTGCCTTTCTAAATCAAAGTGAAAACAATTTATAGCTGTTTCTCCAAAATGTACTAAAGCTACAGGGAAAACAGATAATAATAAAAACCACTCCCAACCTAAGAAAAAGTACACTGCGCCATGGGTCAACCAAAACCACAACATGTGAGTCATATCAAAAAATCTAAATATAGGATCATCAAAACTTTTCTTTGCCATAAGATTAACTTTACTATCACTAATAGTAATAGACATAAACAAAGGCAGCGCTGCTCTTAGAACACCCAACACAGGATTATCTAAGTTAGGCGAATGTGGGTCTCTGTCTGTGTCAGTGTATCTGTGGTGTGTAAGATGAACTAAAGACCAATTGTTTGGGCTTGATTGTGTTGCCAACCCTCCAACATAACACAAAACTATCTTCCAAAAAGCATTAGTAGTGTAGGACTTGTGAGTAACTAAATGGTGATAACAAATATTAATACCAAACATTCCTAAGAATTGTACAATTGCCCAAGTAATAAGTAGTCTAGCATCTAAATTAAATATAAATGGCCACACATAATACAATAACAATGCTGTAGATCCTAAATACATAAAAGTAATATAGTAAGCAGGAAACCTTTGCAGCTTAGTCATGTGTTTATCTTTAGGAAACAAAGTTCTCATGTTTTTATCCAATCTATAAAATATTTTATCGGGTAGTCGTTAGAATAATCACGTGGTCGTTCATGGTGTTCTTTGTGATTGCCTTCGCCACCAATAACTATATTTATCCATTTACGATTTTTATGTACAAAGTCAATGTCGTAGTGAAACCAATTAACAAAAAACTGACTAATTAAACTGTAACCAATTGGAAAACAAAACGCTAGTAAGAACCAGTCAAAACCAAACAACAACCAAATCACGATCCCCGTTCCGTAGACCTGGATTGGTGCCCACTTGTGCAAGAACATAATAAATTTATTAGTCAATAAATGTCTTACACCCACTAACAGCTTAACGTCCGGCTGTGGTATGTTCATCCAGTATGGTAGAAACGTTCTCAGCCAACCTACAAACCAACTGTCCTCGGTCCACGGTGTATGTGGATCCATGTCGGTTCCGAGATGCCGGTGATGATGTAAGTGCGTTGCGACCCAGCCTACCGGACCTGCAACTGTACCATACACACCAAAGAAAGCTAAAAAGTTATACCAAAACTTTGACGTGCGAAATGCTTTATGAGTAAACAATCGATGATAACCAACATTCGTACCTAGTGTTCCTACCAGAACAGCTAATATGTATGTAATGATTAATCGTGGATCTAAGTTCCAGATGTATTGCCACACCCAACCCAATGTAAAAAATGTAATGAGAAGATACGTGATGGTAAGATAATGCCGATCATATTTTGTAGGAATAATTTCTGTCATTTATAAATACGAACCAGTTTACATACTTTCAACGAATCATTCTTAATGGTAATTTCAGAACTTGTTTGTTTTTTCGTAGCATGTTTAGCAATAGCTGTCCCTGCTATAGAACAAGTATCACCAAAAACAATGTATGTATTGTCTCCTGGTTTCGCACTTACAACACTTTCTCCTGGCAAGATGTCTATTTGTTCAAATGTCCAGCCTGGATAGTGTTGCATCGGACATAACAATACAGTGTTGTCCTCCATAATTGTAATTTCAGCAGAAGTACAATATGGCTCATAATACAAAAGTCCTGCTCTCCATGCATCTGAACGATATTCTTGTACAGTCGTTGCTTCTAAAAAACCATCGCCGCTTGTAGGTATTTCTGGTAAATTAGTAAGTCCTGCGTTGTGTTGATTTAATAGTTCTTTAAAAATATCTAAATGTTCGTTTTGAAACACAGATGTTTCGTCCCATTCATAACGAATTTTAAGACTTCCTTCTAATAAAAAATAATTAGTATTAGATTTTACTAAAAAATTATGATCTGGATGATGTGTTAACAAAAAATTACCTTCAGCGTCCTTGGTATATTCATTAACGCCTTCACGTTTTATTCTTTGTTTAGCCTTAGTGTTTTGACTAATGGATATTTGAATCTGGTTATCAATATTTCTAACGTCAAAAGGTACATTAAATATCATATTTCCTCCGAGGTTATTGGGGTTATCGCCGTTGGATGATTTGGTTTTAACCACTCCTCTATTTTATCAGGCTCACTAATTTTACCTTTTTCTACAATCATCCATTCTTTTGTGATATATAAATCTGGGTCATAACCAAGTTCAACCATCCATTTTTTTGCTATTCTATTTTCTTCCCTTGACACAAACTCGTCATACTGTTCGTGGCCTTCTCTAATACACATATCGTGTACAGACAAACTTGATTCTGTATTATGTGTCCAAACTAGTTTTACCTCTTTAGCAGTTTTATTTTCATTAGTTTCTTCGTCAAAATAAACTACTTCGTCGGGCATGTATGAAGACGTTCTGGTGAAATCTGATAAATCCATTTAGTTTTGCCCACACCCAGCACAGTCCCAATCACCTGCACTTTTATCTTTTTGTCCAAGATATTTTGCAGACAAAAACTCCCAATCACGTGAATGAAAGTTTTGTATAAATAAACCTTTTGCAACATCAGCGCTGGTTGCAATGTAACGCATTTTCATTTCTTCAGGAGGAGTTGTTTCTGACTCTTTGTTTAAAAAAGTTATTTCAAATATGTTTTCAAGATCAGACATTTAAAAAGCCTTTACAACAACAGTTTGTCCTAAAGCATCGAAGTCGCCTGATTGTTTTCCTGCTGGTGTAGCAAATTGTGCTCCAGAACATAAAAAACTATTATCATTAGTCATATTATATTGATAGCCTCCATATGATCCACAGAAACATAAATCCGGTGGGGGTGTACACGTTCCCATCGAACTCCCTGTTCGGAAATGTAAATCTAAATTACCGTCTGTGTCGTAAAAATAAATATTACGGGTAGTCCATTGAGGATCTCCTCCAACACCTGGTGGACCAGCAGTAGCGTTGTGATTTATAGTAAGAGAATTAGCATTATCATTATAACATTGTGTCATTGTATATGTACTACTACCAACCTTGTAAGAGTCACTTATATTTGAAGGCAAATTAGGACCCCCTACTCCATAAGAAGTGTAGTTTGCTTTGCCACCATAAGCGTGGCTACCTCCTGTAAAAGTAGCATAATCACTTTTATTTTTAGCCCCGTAAAAATCAGGAATTTCAATTTGCGCTGTAGTACTAGTGGGTATGTCTGCATTTGCTGGAACAGCAAAAACATAAGTTCCTCCTCTGTTATATGTACTCATCGTTACATTAGAAGAAGGACCAGAAAATTCTGCCCTAATACTATTAAAATCTAATTGTCCGCTTGATGGTAGTGTCATTTTAATTCTAGCTCCTCAGATTCTGGAATTTTCCATTTTGTAGGATTTACGTCACCAATGTAATAATTGCCCCAATGTTCATGGTCTTTGTATATATCAGGCACATATCCCCACGACGAAAACATAAGAGAAATACGACGTTTAGCGCTTTTATTCCTTACTTTAGTTATAGCATGATATATAGGTTTGTCAAAAAGTACCATATGATTTTCTCTAGGCTCAACAACCAACATTTCCGACCCTTCTCTAACTCTATATTTTTCATCTAGTATAGGCCTACCTATAATATATTCTTCGGTCGGCAGTAATAGTAGCTCTCCGCCCTCCATTTTTTCATCTATATTTACATACAGTATGTGAGTATTTAAAGGAAACTGAACGACCATTTCAGGGTCTTCTTTACCATATTTTGCTGTGTCTATTTTAGATTGCAACTCGTTAGCATCTACGTGAAATAAAGTTGAGTCAATTTGGTCCCTTACCCAATACTCTACGTGGTGATCTCTTCCTATTAAATGTCTAATTATTTCTTCTATAAAATTAGAAGACTCTTGTTGTCTTCTGCAAAAATTGTATGTTGGTATTTCTCCACAATGGGTTGTGCAAAAATCTTTTAAATCTCTGAAACGAGCAGCATCTAAAACATTCTTAGAATAGTATATATTTTCTTTTATCATACCAATCTTGCTTGCTTGAAATAAACTATCCCCTCATCAAAATCAAAGCTGTGTGGGTTTCTTAGAAGTTCGTCCGGAGTAACCGCACCCATTCTTGCCCAGTTAGTATGGCCGTATAATTTTTTACAAAGGCGATCCACGGTGCACGCTGGTAGGTCCACTACTAATGCATCTTCAGAAGGCTCTGGTATCCATTCTATTTCTAGTTCTTCTATTTCCATAACTATTCTTTCATTTGCGACGCATACGGATCTGTTGACAACTCACGTTGTTTTTTTTCTGGTCGCTTACCCATAATTATATCTTCCATATTTTTGTGTAGATAATTTGCCATTTGACCAATAACATTATCTTGAGAAAGTGTGTCAACTAAATCTTTCAACGACTCACCATGTTGTAAACATCTAGATATAAGCTTGCCGCTTGCGCGTAGTTCTCTATCTAAATATGAGTCCGTAGGTTTTAACTTAACCCAAAAACCCATAGGTGTTAGTCCGGTGTCGTTTGCTGTATAATCTAATATACCAACAACTCTTCGACCATCTATCGGCAGAGTGAAAGTAGCACTCATCATCCTATTCGGAATCTCTGTTCTCATAATTTTATCGTCCTGTAATGTCATCTCCGTGTTCCTCGATAAATTGGTATAAACTAATATTAGTCTCCTTCACCTGTACTATCTCGTGCCACATTGTTTCTATTGTACTTTCTAATTTAACAATATATCTAGAATTTACAATAATAACTATTAAACAAATAAATATTGTAAAGCCAGACAACAAAAAATTAGTGTACGCTTTTATTTCCGTAAGTATTTTCTTCTTCATTGTTGATTAAGTCCTCCAGTTTTTGTTCCCACATTCTTTTCCATTCGGGGTCTTTTGCTCTTTCAGCAGCTTTTCGTAGGGAAGATACCCTAACTAAAAATATTACGTATTCATCGTCGTTATCCATCCGTATTCATCCTCCGGGTCTAGTGGTCCCATTATTTACCTACCTCTGGTAAAGTTTCTCTTGACCATTTTGTTTTAGATTCAATCCCACCTTCGACATTAGTCCTTGTTTGATTTACTGGTAACATTACATAACCGTTGTGCGTTGTTACTTTCATCCCTAAATGCATAAATTCTTCTTCGCACATAGGACAATCCATTTCAACTTCTTGAATTCTTATAAAACTGTTGCCATCACAACGAGGACAAATAGTCCTAACGAGATCTGCCATTTTTCTTTTTTATTTTTTGTTTAAGTAGAAAATCAATTAATGTTTGAATACTAACAGGAACTTCAAATTTGGTTTTAGCCAATGATTCCAATTGTTTATGTGTATCTCGAGACACTGAAATTGATTTATAATTAGGGTTTGCCGCCATGGTTCTTTCTCCTTGTTATACTATATTATATGATAATATATATCAAATATAATATTTGACAATATTATATTTTAATTTATTTTATAGATATCTTCATCACCTTCATGTGTCGGGTGTTATTTCTTTTCCTTTTTAGCATCCGACACTACTTAATCTCTCCCCAGCTTGGTCCTTTTTCATAGTCTACTTTATTTGGTACTAATAGCTCTGCGGAAGCTTCCATAACTTCAATTATTTTTTTAGCTTGCTCATCTGATTCAACTGAAACATCAAGTTCATCATGTACCTGTATGTGAGGAATAACACCTTCTTTATATAAATTTACCATAGATCTTTTAGTCATGTCTGCAGCTGATCCTTGTATTAATTTATTTAATGCCTTATATGTGAAAGCTCTTTTTAAAAACTCACCATATTCTTTTCTAGCCTGTTCAAGAGGTAATGGAGTAGAAACCCCAAACTTATCAGGTTGCCATAAATCAAAATGACATGCCCTTCCCTCTAATGTTCTTATCTTTCCTGCGTCTTCTGCTTGCCGCGTTACGCGTTCCGATATCATTTTAACAAAGGGAGCATTTCTGTGATACTCTTTTAATAAGTCCTCTGCTTCTTCTTTCATTAATCCTAGTTCTGACATTAATTTGTTTTTACCCATTCCATACATAATACCAAGATTAATAGTCTTAGCTTGTTTACGTTCTATGCCGGCCATGTCTGCAATCATTTGATGGAAATCAGCTTCACCTTTGTTGTATGCTTCAACGATTGTACTAGCGCCTTCCATATTCATTTTATGAGCATAATGTACTAATATTCTAGGTTCTTGTTGTGAGTAATCAAAACAGCCCCAGGTACAATCATCTTCGGGAATAAATATTGAACGCAACATAGGACCAAGTATTTTATGTCGTGCTGGAATCTGTTGTAAATTAGGATTAGAATAACTAAACCTACCTGTTACTGTTCCACCATCGTCACTACGTATTTGATTTATATCAGCATGTATGCGTCCGTTATGTTCGTGTTTTAAGATAGTCTCTATAAATGTAGAGTTCATTTTATCTAGCTCTCTACAATGAACTAATTTTCTTGCAAATTCATCCGGGTGGGTAGCTAAAAAATTTTTAGTAAAACTTGGAGCCCCTTTTTCTGTTCTATCAAAAGAAATATCAAGAGTTTCAAAAGCTTCAGCAATAGACGCTGCCGACCAAATCTCTACGTCTTTACCACAAAGTTTTTTTAACTCCGACCTGGTTATTTTCTCTTCCGACTTTAAATGTTTTCTAGTTGCAGCTGCCTTTTCAAGATCTACTCTAACTCCTTTAAATTTCATATCAACTAAACAAGGAAATAAATCAATCTCTAAATTAAAAACTTGCCATAACTCTTCTTTGTCTAATTCTTTTTTTAATGCGTGCCAAAGTTTTAAAGTTGCTTCAGCATCTTGTTCAGCATACTTACCTACAAATGGTGCAGGCAATCTCCACATCTCTGACTTAGGATTAACTCCCCAATTTTTTGCTGCTTCTCTTAATAAAGATTCATCTTTTCTAACGCCCGCGTATTCTCTTGCAACAGAATCTAAAGTATAACTTCTTCTGTTTTCATTTATTAGTGATGCTGCAATCATAGTATCTATGATACGACCATTAATTTTTAAACCCATAGAACGTATCCAAGACACATCATACATTGCATTGTGAAATATTTTATCTGCAGGTAAATCTAAAATAGTTTGAAACCATTTTAATACTGTCTTCTTTCCTAAACATCCTCTCTTGTCTTCGTGTGCAAAAGGTAAATAACCTTTCCAGCCATCAACAGCAACTGCAATACCAATCACTTCGCCATCACCACGTATAGCTCCAGAGCCCATTGTCATTAAATTTGGATCTCGTGTTTCTAAATCGATTGCTATTTCTTTAGCTGAAGATAAATCTAAACCTAATAGAACTGGAGGAACCCAATCCGTAGTAGGTTGAAACATTGGTACCTGTAAGGGCTTCACTTATACTCTTCCTTTAATTTATTTAAAAACCAAATAGCTTTATCTAAATCTTCCAATGGTTTACCTTTATGTTCGTGCCTCCAAATATATTTTATAGCTGAACCTTGAAGATAATATTTAAAACCATCTCCTTGACACGACTTGATAGCATCAATGCAACCGATACCACCTTTGTTATAATGTGATGGAAAGTTTACGGGATCGTGTTTTTTAGACATACGTGCATTCTCCTGTGTCTACGTTTACATTTAAAATATTTACACCAAGATTTTTTTGTATTGGTGTTAATGATCTATTTATTTTATAGCCGTCGCGCTTCCTTCTACATTCTGATTTCACGTCGATAAGTATAACCTCATATTCTTTTATTGCAACTAAATCAACAGCTCCTTGTTGAGACATATTTCTACACACCAAATATCCTTGATCCCACAACCACATTGCAGCTATGTATTCTGCTTTATCACCTTTTACATGTTCATGAAATCTCATATTTCGTATCCTCTTTCATAATTTTTTGGTTCCAGGATATGTAAGTTTTCTCTTGCTCTAGTAGTGCCAACATAAAAAAGCCTGTGTAGTTCGTCAGGATTTCTGTCGTGCTGTTCCTTAGCTGTTTTTGATATGTCTTGAAATAATAATACATTATCACACTCACCTCCCTTTGCCCCGTGTATGGTTGACATACTTATTCGTGGAGTCTTTGTAATCTTTTCATTGTTTGCTAGCATACTTCTTATATAGTTTTCTGTATAACCATCTAACTTTTTAAAAGCTTCATACCAAACTTTATCAGTTAATAATCCGTGATCAGCGATGCACGTTTTGTGATTATAGTACGAATCTTCTTTCAAAGTTTTTCCTGTCTTATATCCATAAGCCACATTCTCTCCTAAGTAGCTGTAGACATCTTTTATATCCTTAGAGTTTAAAGTAGTTTCACCTAGTCTAAACTTTTCCCAATCTTGAATTGATTTTAATAGTTTTAAAGGTAAAGAGTTTCTACCTTTCTTAGCATAGTACCATCCCCTTTGTTTACAAAGTTCTTCAGCATCTTCCAGGATATAATTAATACTAGCTAATACTAACCAGTTTCCTTTTGACATATCTATTTGTTCAATATTAGAATAACGTTCACTGCTGCCAGTTATTTTAGTTTTTATACCCTTCTTATATTCTCTTTCAAAACAAGGCTCATACTCTTTTTCATATCTATGCTCTACTCTATCTATTATTGTTTGCGCTAATTCATGAATTGCCGGAGGTACTCTATATGATTTACTTAGAACACGGATATTGTCGACTTGGTCGTCCAGCCCGAGGAAATGATCCACATCGGCTCCTGCCCATTTGAATATAGCCTGATCATCATCGCCTGCGATGTGAGTATTAGCAGATCTTTCCCAGAGATTTTGCACCAGCTTCCATTGGAGTGGAGATAAATCTTGGGCCTCATCGATGAACAAGACAGTAAATCTTGGAGCCAAATCCGACTCCACAAACCTCTGTAACATATCTCCATAATCTAATAACCCCGTTTCTTTCTTATATCTTTTTAATTCCCTATCTATAAGATAAAGCTTATCTCTTTCTATGTCTACATAATGTGTATTGCGATCATATAAGTCTAGCAAAGGTATGTTCATTGCTCTTGATTTATCTATTAATCGTAGGTATTCGTTGTCAGTGTTAAACGTTCCATCTTCTTCATTATTATAAGTAGATTTTAAATGTAAAGGTATGCCACAGTTTTTTCCAAAATCATTATAGTTTTCTTTTTGCATCACCTGTGATTTTTTTAGTCTAAGCTGATTAAATGCCAATGAATGTAAAGTCCTAAAATAAGGAAAGTCTTCTTCAGTATACATTGAAAACTTTTCCATAGCTCTGCTTTTAGCTTCAGTAGCTGCCTTCTTTGTAAAAGAAAAATAACCTATGTCTCTAGGATCAACGCCTTCGTCTAAATGTTTTTTAACTATATTTAAAAGCTCAGTTGTTTTACCTGTACCTGGAGGACCTAAGATTAATTCTTTCATCTATCTACGTTCCCATGATAAACAATTACAACCGCTGTACAGTTAGGACATGATAAGTTTGTCATAATCATATGTTCTTCTTCGTTATTTTCTTCCCATTCAGTGTCGTGGTCACCACCCCATATTAATTCGTGATTGCAACTCCAACACTTCATTAGAAAGGTACCTCTTCTTCGTAGGACTTTTGAGAAACATCTGATTCATATCTCTTCATAGCTTTTATTTTTACAAGACGAGGTGTTTGATTTTTAATCTTTAATCTGACCTCTTCTACAAATATATCTTTTAATTGTTTTAATAAATTACCTGTTTTAGTTTTATCCATCTCCCAGTTATTACGTTTGGCAAATGCAAAGAAATCATCCATCTTAAACAATGTTATCTTCTTATCATCATCGGTCCACGCTGCTTTATTCAATATGTCTTCCTTAGTTCTTGCTTGTGCTCTATGCACTGTAAAGTCATACAATAAATTTTCTAACTGTTCGTTGCTGTTTAATGATTCTAACGGCTCTATCTCTTCTAGGTTCAACATAAGTTGTTTTAGATAAATCTCTCTCCAGTCTTTTGCTTTTGGTATAGGAGATATAATATTAGCTTGATCCAATAAAGCCAGTGCAAATAAATTAGCATTGTGTAACTGTTCTGTTTTTAATTCTATTCTCTTACCATCTACATTTAAAAACCATTGCGGTGGGTTAGATGCTATCTTACTTAATGTGTCCATCTCCGGCATCTGCTCTTCCTCAAACCCAACACCAAATCTTTTAGTTCTACATTTAGCAGCATTGCATACACCACAAATAGGTTGGTCCTTACATCTATATTTATCGTAACCCCTTTTGTTAACTGATAATAACAGTGCCTGTACTTCTTTATAGTTTAATGGTGGATTCATCCACTTAGTGTTGTCCTCCATAACTTTATCTTCCCAGTTATCCGGGTTAGCTTGTTTATGATATACAGCTACATTAAATAATGCATTATTACGTGAGCCTTCACCAAACCCTTCGTCTGCTAATTTATTTAAACATGGTGGTCCATCTTTAAAAGCTTCTTCTTTTACAACCTTACCTTTTACTACAATAGATTCTATTTGTACTTTAGTCTGTACTGAGTCGTCATATATTTTATAAAACTCTTCTAGACTAGCTTCTTCTCCATTTTCTAAAAACGTATACCTAAAACCTAATGTGTCTCCATGATATGGTAAGTTTAAAAAGTTTCCTGTATCTCCACGTTCCACGAGTATCTCAGTTTGTTTTGGAAATATCTCACTACCGCCAAAGCCTAGCGCCTCTGACATCATTTTTAATTTTGATTGCATCAGTGATGCTGGAATAAACTCTTTAGCAAATAAAAATAAATGTGCGCCGCCAGACTTTGATCTAAATGTTACTAATGGAAACTTTGCTTTCTTTACATCGTCAATTATTTTTTGATGACTTAAATT